CATCAGCTGTACCAAATATTGCCTTACTACCAGTACCACTAGATGTAGTGGTTGTTGTAATATCTTCGGGTATTGAGAACACATATGAGGTGTCATCATAATTACCAACACACACCAAACCCGCCTTCAAAGTCATTGTAGGTGTTGGTGTGGCACTTGTAACTTCGAAGGTTATACCCGCTGTTGCTGCCGTTCTGGAGCGTGGTACATAACCAATGTTTCTTGCGAGTGAAACAACGTTTTCACGCAGTGTTGCCGAGTCTAAAAATGACTCATTAACAACCATATTTGCGTTAAATGAAGTTATATACGTATTATATGCGAGAGTATCGATTAAGACAGAAAAATTAGACCCCTCAAAGTCAAAATCTGTAAATGTGCTGTTTGCACGAAGATAATTTTTGATTTGGGTCTTTATTTGATCGAAATCAAGGTTGGAAAATTGCGTAAAAGGCATGTTATCTAGTTGCCTCTAGTAAAAATGTGAACTCTTGGGTGGGAAACTGTTGACCAATAATATCAAATATGACATTTACCTCAAATTCGTTAGAATCTGGTCTTGGAAAGACATTTACTTGTAAATTATCAACTCTAGGCTCAAAATTTTCAATCGCAATTTGAATTTGTTTCTGAATTACTGATGCTGTACCATAATCAACGAAGTTAAAAAGACTCGAACGAACATCTGAACCTAAAGTTGGGTTAAAAAACCTCTCTCTAGGTATTGTATTCACGATATTTCTTACAGATCTCTTAATCGCATTCTCATTCTTTAGTACTGTAATGTCTTTTGTTACTGGATGGGCATTAAAAGACAAATTAATGTCCTTAAATGCTCTTGATATCCCTTCAATTGCCATTGGTCATGAGTTTTCTTCTTTATTTATACCTAATTCTAGAGAATACTATTCGTTTAGATTAATATCTTTCTCTTCAAAGTTGTCATCGTCGTGCATGACCTCACGAATGACCTTTTTATCACTTCCGACTGGATAATCGGTAATTAATTTGGTGGTATTACAGGTTTCTTTCATGATTTTTGTAACCCTATCGACACGAACTACCATTGTTTTAGATGAATTTTGGTTTTGTTAATGTTATTTAGTAAAAAAGTACTAAAAAATATCATTTTCCTTGTCCTCGGTACTTCTTACGAGCCGAGTTACGAGAGGTTGCCGAGAATTTGCTGTGTTTTCCAGTTCCTTGACGAGTTTTTTTCGGTTTTGCCTCAATTCCTCCACCGATTGCCCATGAACCTGTTGATGATTTTGCCATATTTTGGTATTTTAAGTAAATTTATGTATCTTTTGTCACTTTTGTAGTGATATCAGTTGGATCTGGCGATCCTGTTTTGTAAAATTCGATAGCGAGGTCTTCCATTCGCTCCATATATTCAAATTGTGTAAGGTCACTATAGGTTTCTTTACCTTTGATTAAGATTGTATAGCGATCAGACATTAAATAACCCTCATTTTCTCATGTCCAACTCGAATTCGAGGATCGCACCAGATTTGAAAACCAGCATTAATCGCATCAAGACAGAAAGAAACGTCTTCACCACACATGTCCTGTACTGCTCCAGACTCAAAAACCTGCATTTTAGGTGCGAACCAAGGATATTTCATTTCTGGGTGCTCAAATACACCGTGCTTTATTAATAACCAACCAAAACCAGCATAATCAACAGTAAAAGGCTTTCTTCTCTTTGAAATACTATCTAAGTTTTCGTGATTCATGACTCCACCATTCTTTGAGAAGTCCTCTTCTTCTAACCAGTGAGCAACAGAAGTTGTACGTCCGTCCTCAGTACAGTACCAACCAGAGGCAATATCCTTATCCATTAGTACTAACTGATAAAACTTCTCAGTACCAAAGACAATATCACTGTCAATCCATAACTGATAATCATATTTTAAGTTTCCATCCCAAGGAAGTTGATCAGGTCCTCGAAGAACGTTAGCACCCAAACACTTACAACGGGCGAAATTTACCATTGATGAATAATCTTGTGATATCTGTATACTTGCTCCTGATTGTACAAGATCAAAACATAGTTGTACAAATGCTTTTAAGAATACGTATGATACTCCTCGACCTGGTAGACAAAATACAATTGTCTTACCCTTTATCATTTCTCTTGCTTTATCGTAATCCCACTCTGGTGTGTCTTTCTTCTTACTCTTAGGAGTATTTGCTTTTACTGTAAATCCTTTAGCCATAATAATTTGCAACTACAATTATATAATACAATATTATATAGATTATGTCAATATGAGTGTTCTGTATTGTTATCAGCATCTTCAACTTCACTGTATGTCAGATCTTCCTTAAAATAAGATCGGTAAATTTTATCCCAAATAATATCAAACTCGCTTTGATTTAAATTTTTAAACAAACATTTATCTTCAAGATAGATGTGATATGATTTGTTTTTAGTCATCTCTTTCGGTGATAAAGATTTCATCGTCCTCCATTTTTAGATTAATTTCTGTACCTTCGTACCAACCTTTTTCGTTTACCATCCACTCTGGAATTATTGTAAAGTAGTTTCCAGTTACTGGGTCAATCTCTATGGTCGTAAAATTTTCTGCGGGATTTTTTTTCATTCATTTGAACCTACCAGTTGTTTTTATATAGCGAAAAAAATTTTTTGTATTCGCTGATAATTTAGCTCGCTTTCGTAACACTTTATAGATTAGGGAAGTTACCCTTTTTTATATACGGGGGGCGATCACGCAAATATAAACAAACCCCCATCAAAGGGGGCGAACTGCTGATTCACGAACGAACGAACCGAGGGTTATTAAAGTTTGCGTGACTAAACGAACGTCTGCGGACTAACTTAATGTGTCCGTACTCATTAAACTTAACGTACCCTTCGCCCTCATGTTGCTCCCCATTCAAGGTTGTTTCCAACTCCCCGAACGTTTCGCAAGTGTCCATGTAATCTTCCTTAAGTGATTGTACCAACTTCCAAAGGAAAACGATCTTACTATTCTCCCATTCTTTGGGGTTGATCTCTCTACCCTCACGAATATACGCATTAAGTTCCTTCTTAAGTTCGGCAACCTCACGATCATTCGTAAGAAAGTCAACACCCTTTGCCACGATACGGGCGAACTTGATATAATTATTAAGTTCACATAGATCCCCTTCTGCTACCTCTGGACGTATGAACTTGACGTATCCGCTACGGTCTGATAGATTATTATGTAGTGGATACGGTCTATTCTCATAGTATTCTGTATGCGGTGCGATTATGATTTGCTCATCTGCTACGGTAGGAAGTGTATAAGTTAGCGTGTTGGGTGTCCATGTGTTAGACCCACCGAATCCGATGAAGTCGCCTTGATATATGCTTTTATCTCTGGACGGCAACCAACGGAAACACGCTGTAAGAATTTCATTCAACTCACCCTTATAATTTGCGTCTATGTCATCATACGACTTCATCAACTTTGGATTACGCTTATTAAAAACTGACTTTGTACCCACGAAAAAACGACCATCTGTTGGATCGTTACCCCACACGACAGCGGGCGACCCGTCAATCTTAGCGGATAAGTTACCACTGCTGCCCATACAATCAAGGGCAGATAGATCCCCTGTTAAAATTGTGTCTTCGGGGTGTTCAATGTGAGTTAAAGGCATAAAAAGTAATAATAAGAAGTAAATAAAGTTCATTAAGCAAATATTGGGTCAGCGTACTTAGAACAGGGGTGGGGTTCAGATGGAGAGCAACCGAAAGAGGCGATAAACTCATCTAATCTGAGAACTTCATCAGGTGTGAGAGAATCGAAATCAACTTGGGCAATGTGGTCTACTCCCCACTCTGCCACCTCAAACACGAACTCTTCCCAATCACAACAAACATAGGCAACGTTTTCAAAGTTGTCGCTACTTAGAATCCTTTGCTTGATTCTGTTTACTGGTTCAATGTAGTTTGCTGATAGATTCATAAAAGTTTTTCGTTTGTATACTACAATTATAAAAGAAAATCCCCCAAAATAGGGGGATGAATGTGACAGTAATTATACTGTCATACCTGAGATAAAAGGAACTACGGAATTGTCTAAACTGTCACGAAGATACCAAACCCAATCTTTTTGAAAGATTCCCATGCTTGGCACGAACTCATCAAGTAGTGCATTTAATCTTGATTTGGT